TTAATCTGCAACCGCACGAGTTTCTCCACTATTTTTCGCATAATAGGCACGGTAGGATTCTGCTTGTTTGTTGGTAATATTTCCATCAGCAATCAGTTTTGCTAGAGTGGCTTGGTCATTGGTATGATTGAGCTCGTACAATTCAGCCTGGCTTTCGACCACCTTCACAACCGCTGCATTTCCTGTCTCTTTCACGGAGTCTTTTTGCTTGGTCAAATTCGGCACAAAGAGCAATAAGAGCACACTGATGATCAATAAGACCACCAACATTTCAATCAAAGAAAGTAAATTTGTTACTCGGATAAAAATAAAAAACCTTGCTAAATGCAAGGACACGAACTTTAAACAATCAACTAAATGAGCCTTCGCTCTACTTCGATTGTACGCAATTTATTGACCGATAGCCTACCACGGTCTGAGCCATAAGGAGCGACCCTATAACTTCCGTAGCGATTAAATGACTAGGCACGACTGGTTACGTCCAACTTTCACCCGACATTCAGAAATAAATTTTAAGCATAAACATTTCCAATGTTTTATCTGCACATTTTGGGCTACTTGTACTTATCTTTAGTGTTATTGGCCGATCCCTCGACCTCAAGTGCAAAACGGTTTAATTTAGCATTTCTGGTTCGGTTCTTACTGCTACGCAAGGCCTACCCAGATTATTCTTTCACTGAAAGCGTCTATTGTCACCGTCACCGTCTGATAATGGTCTAATTACGCACAACCTCTATACTGCATACACCCTCAATCTTCTTACACTTCATGATCTCTTTCAATTACTCAAAAGAGAATTACTTATCCCTCCGCAATATCTCACGGAAAGCGTAACGGGAATTATGTATACAATCCAAGCAAGGTGTCACCCTATCTACACTTGGTTATTCAGTAGATTGTTTAAAATCCGTGTACAATTATTATAGCACTGTTGGTCGTTTTTTTCAAGTAAATAACAGCATAATTGCCGTTGTAATAGACATTTTTAAAAATTGCCGTTATAAACGCAAAAAAAAGGGCCGTATATACGACCTTTATTCTCTATCCAGCCATTTCTGGACCTTTTCGACTGTCTCGACGCTCAAGTCCTCAAAGCGTTTTTTTCCAGATCGCAAACGGGAGATCGCTTGCTGGCTTACTCCCGTAGCTTTCCAAAGTGCGTAACCCGTGACGCTTCGATCTAGCAAGGCTTTCTTTACTTTTTCGGTATCAATAAGCATAGATCACCCCCGTCTATTTATAAAGATAAACGTTTTCGTTTCCGCAAAATCCTACAAATTCAAATTTTTCAAATTTGTTAAAGGCTTCAAAATCTTCAACGTCTAGCACTTCTTTGGTACCGTCGATATAAGAGTATAAGCCTTTTTCTTCAAGGTCTGCTTGACCAATCCAGATACCAGTATTTCTTTCTGTAAAGCCTTTACTATTAGCAAGTTTTACAAGTTGATCTTTCATGTTTTTTCCAGCGCCTACTGTCATTACAAATTGATCGTTGATTTTCATTTTTCTTTACCTGAGATCTTTTTTGATCTCCCTTTCCTTATCTTGATTACAGTATATCACTATACTAAACGTTCGTCAAGTATTTTTATAAAAATAATTAAAAAAATTTCATTCTGGAACTAGTTTCAGAATATAATGAACGATTGTCACGCGAAAAAGATCCTTGATTTTATCTTATTTATTGGGCTTTATCATAAATGGTCACGCGAAAATCACGCGAAAGGCAACAAAAAAAGCCCTCCCGTTTTGGGAGGGTCAAATCATTTTATAAAGTTTCCGGCCACGGGTCGTTTGTGACATATACAATACTCGAGAAACGAATATCTCCGATATCCCGATCTGTGGGAACGGGGTCGTCAAATTGCAGACGGAACTGGTTGCCGTCACCCGGCCCACCTAGGTACCAAGTGCCAAGTCGTTGGCCTTTGTCGTTGGTAATCATGCCGATTTTAGACCCAAGCGGACGAAAACCGACTGGTATACCTTGAAGATTTAAGATAACAACGTTACGCTCACGGTCTGAACCTTGCGGGACATATCCAGCCGATCCTCTACGCTTAATACCAAACCAACCCCACGATAGACCGCCAAAGTTGATCTCCACAGTAGAGTTAATACGTCGAAATTCCATATATGATGCACCGAGCACTGAAGAAACATTTTTGGCCCGCACTTGTCCAGTATCACCAGCGAGAATAACCCAGTTATCACGGCCAGCACCCGCACGTTTCTTGATCCACTTAAAGGCTCCGTTCTTGGCTGTTGTGTCGATGTAAGTCGTGCCGATTTCTGGGTTTAATTCATACGGAAAGCCTTGGCCTTTTAATTCTGATCCAGCACTGCCACTAGATCCGATAGAACGTTTAAGTTCCTCAAGATCATTCTTGCTTGCAAACTGTGTAGTGTCCACTACTGGCACTTTAGATTTGGTAACAAACGGGTCGCCACCGTTAGCAAGTTTGGTATCAATGAGAGCGTCCAGACCAAGTTCTACGTGCTTATCCTTGATGTTAGTGGTCATTTGATACTGTAGTTTGTTAAACGTTGGAAATAATCCGTATGCTCGGTTGACTTCCAAGTAATCCCTTTTGATATCACCGATGTCACTACCAATAACTCCTATAACTTCTTTTAATTTTTCCATGTTTCACCTCCTTAGAGGGAATTTTTAGCGTTGTTATAAACCTGCAAAAAGTCCGTATTTTCAAGGTCAGTGAATTTTTGACCAAGCTCTGTCATTTTAGACACAATCGCACTATCTGAGCTTCCGCCAGCTTGGATTTTATCTGCGATTTCTTTGAGCGTATCCAAATTTTCTGGCACGCCCTCGCCCAAGATTGCAGTCTTGACACCTTGAATAGCAGTGTCTAACTGTTGCTGTGTGATCCCGCCTTGACTAAGCTCAGACTTGTCAGCTTTATTAGCAAGCGTGGTCTTGATTTCTTTTACGTCAGCTCCGACAGCTTGTGCGAATTGAGTTAATTTTTCTGTGTTTAAAGTCATGTTATTCTCCTCTAAATTTTAGCTAGATTGTATAGTACGGTTAAGTCTGGTAGGTCTTCCGTCTGTGGCCCATTTGGATGCTCTGCAATATACTTGTCGATTTCTTCTTTGACGTTGTTTTTCACAAGATCCAAGACTTGCTCGCTGGTATATTCTTCCGCTGACTGGACCACATCAACCCGGACGTTTTGGTCACTTGGGAAGACATATCCACCCGCTACGACCTCGACAAGATAGCTATCTACCGGTAGCACTTTAGGAATCTTAAACAATACCTTTGACCCTTGGACAGTTGTCGAAAATGACGCTTTGCCCTTCTTGCTCGTAAAGTGAACTGTAGCTTCCTGCCCCTCAAGATCGATCGGAGTCCATCTCTCATCGTATAATGCAAAGCCAAAAAGGGAAGCCGAGTCGCCTTGTTTAACGACCCGACCGCCCTCAAACTGCTTTAAGTTGGTACAGTTTGAGCGATTCATTCAATCACCCCTCTTTACTCATAATAATTAACGAGATCATCTTTGTCCCAGCAAGACAGCCAGATAGGGCCGAATTGCCCGAACTCAAACAAGCGCCAGTAATAGCCACCGTAATATCCACCCTTGCCGGTATCTGTGATATTGACTTCATCAAGTTCGAAGCTAAAGTACATTCCAGTTTTGAAGTCTTGATCTGCGCCATCTGGTAAGTTGTTACCGTCTTTATCGACCCAGTTTACCATAGACACGGGAATACCGTTTTCGGTCCAGTCAAAACCAACGGGCGCGAGATAGTCGCATTTGATTTGCCAGATACCGTTGACATACTTAACCTCGTTTGCTTGGTAAAAGGCTTTGTCTTTTGGTTGTACGGCTGTGTTTGCTTGGTTGTTGGTTTGAGGGGCTGTGTCAGCGTATCGCCAAACCTCAATATAAGCTGGTTTATTCCAGTTATAGTAATCGTTCCACGGATAAGTATTAATAGCTTGTCCGGGTGCGCCTTGTGTCGAGTAGTCGCAAGAAATGAAGTATGTATCGTCGATCATCGCTCCGACGTGGCCACCAGCACCGCCCGAGGTTGACATATCCGCACCCCATGACATAAGGACAATATCGCCCGTTTGAGCGTCCCATGGCTGGTTACGGCTTACACGATAAAAGCCATTGTTTGCTAGTTGCTGGCCAAGCGTAACAGTTGATGGCAAGCCTTGAATTGGAATACCGGCTTCTTTCAATACTTGCGACACGATACCAGAACAGTCACCGGTACCATCTGCGCCGTTGCGACTTCCAAGCATGGAATAAGTAATTAATCCGCGACGATTAATGAAACCGTTAACAATAGATTGTTGTACACTCATGTTCTGTCTCCTATTTCTTCCACTCTTCGTTGGCGCGTTTAACTGCTGCTTCAATAAAGGTATTGAGTTCTTGATTCGTCAAGTGGATATTTTGAGACTCAAGGCCCTCGATCAAGCTAGTTTTAGCGTGCTCGAGTTTATCCTTGCCGTGAATATCTAATTTATCAGCGACCTGCTCTGTAGCGTTGACTGCGTTCTTTGCTAAAATCTCAACGATCTCGATTGCTTTCTTGCCACCACGCATGAGCAAGTATTTTTTAATTGCTTGTACCACGATCCCTGTTAATACCACTAAAATGCTCATAGCCGATGAAGTGATAATGCTTGTGATTTGATTCATTTTATTTATCCTCTTTTATTTCTAATTCCAAAAAGCGCTCGAATAACACTTTAATAGCCCCGTTCCCGCCTAATTCGACGTAACTCTCATATAATTTCGATAGCTCCTCAATCTCATGCTGGTTAGTGTGTCCGCGTTTGAGCGCGTTCTTCAAATTCTCCTGCAATCGAAAACGTTGAAGCCGTTGTAAGCCTTTCCCGATAATCGTCAAATTTCGATTGTTATCTTTTCCGATTTCTTCCACGTTTGAGACTGACTTCTCGAGGGTATCGATTTTATTCGATAGGCCCTCGATACGTTTGTCAGCTTCTTTTGTGGTTTTTGTGCTTTTGAATGAAAAGTAACTTGGAATAATCACGACTAGAACGGGAGTTAATTTGTCAACTAGTGCCAATAGGTCCAATTTAATCACCCCCTATTAAATCACTAGCTTACTGTACCGGTTGAGTTTCAAGCTCTCCCGCCGGTTTTGGCTCTTCTTGTTTTGGCTCGGTCCATTTCCAAATTCCGATCTTGCCGTTTTGATTCAATGATTCCAACTGCTCAAGCGTTTCGCCTTGGTAGGTAAATGGTTCGTTCACTTGTACCATAACGCGCTTACCTTCTTGGAATTTCTCGATATGGTTCGGATCCTCGATTGTGAAGATTGCTTGTGCTGGATAAGTTGTACCAGTCTTACCAAGATTTACCAACTCGAGGCCACGTTTAAATACTGTCGGATCCAGTGGATTGTCTACGTCAGTTACGCGAGCGAGTACACTCCATTCTGCCACGCCTTTTACCTTTTGGATCTCTTCGTCTTTCTTCGCGAGTTTTGCTTCATAGTCTTGTGCTTGAGTGTGTAAGTCCTCTTGCAATTTCTTCACGCCCTCAGCCGGATTTAATTCAGTCGTTACTTGTCCGAGTACGGCTTGGATCAACGCGTCATCTGATTCGTTGGTACGGTCCCCAATCAAGACGCGTTCAAACGCTGTATAAGGATTGTTTGAACGGATTGAAACGAAGGTGCGTCCTTCTTCTTGCAAGTATTTATTAATGATTTTAAATTCCATATTTTTTTATTCCTTTTCTAGTTTCTGAGCTGTTTCGTCAAACAGTTCTTTTAGTGCTGTGTCGCTGTCCAAAACGTCGTTAAACTTGCTTAATAGCTCGTTTACACGTTTATATTCTTCGTTTGCTTCCTCGTATAAGATCTTATAGTTTGAGGCCTCTACGATTGCGTTTGCGAGTTTCTGTGAGATATCATTTACGATTTTGTCTACTGTGTTCATTTATGCTCCTTTACATATTTACAGGATATAATCCCGGATGTCCAAGATTGCTCTTGCTTAACCAATCGTTTATTTTTCTAAAGTTTTGGTCAATGTAGCCAAACCAACCTACCAATGAGTGCCCGCGTAATGATATATCATCAACCCCAGATATATTGTTATTGACCGTATTAATAGCAATTGACCGATTATCATTCGCATTATACATAAATTCAACTAAATCACCATAAATATTGACCGCTGTCGTGTTATCGTTCGCGTTCCAGATCTGGATACCAGCCGAGCCATCGTCCATTGCTACCCGTTTCCACGAATTAGACATAAGAGCAGTATAAGACGCTTCCTTACCATTGATCGCACCCTCTCCGAATACAAGATATTGTAACGGTTTATTTCTGAATTGATTTCTAATACCGACGTTCGCGTTATTCATATCAATCCAGCCGGTTTGTAAATCAAAGTCAGTCACACCATTTAAAGATGACAGCTTCCCGCCTTTGATAATGTTAGCCGTCAGCCCATCTGTCGTGATATTCTTCGCTGACACGTTGATAAGTCTTGCTGTGCTTGCGTCAATCTCGCTGATATGAGCTGTGCCGATCTGAGCGTCGGCGATCATTCCGGACTTAATAACCCCGTCCTTGATGATGGTTTTTTCACCAACCGAGATCAAACCCTCGTTGATTTTGACCGACCCGTCTGGATTGAGGTTAATCTGCCCCAGCACGTCCCCTGCGCTGTTTAGATTACGAACCGACCACGACCCCGCAAGTTGTGTGACTTGCGTCCGTGTAGCTTCTGCCGTTTCCTTGGCTTGTCTAGCCTGCTCCGCGACTTGAATTGCCTTGGCCTGTGCGTCCTCGGCTTTTTCTGACGCGTAGCTTGATCTTGCTGTCGCTTGATCTGCTCTTGCTTGCGCTCCGACTGCGAGCTGTTTAGCTTCTGCCGTCTTGTCAGACACTTCACCGATCTTTGTGGTCAGTTCTGAGCCTAGTTCTTTCGTCTTCGCAAAGGCGTCGTCAAATTGACTAGGCTTATACGGGCCTGTGCTTGATCCACGAACTAAAATAGGCTCTTTAAACTCGACCCAGCCATTTTTGACTAGGTAGATATAAAATGGATAGTTTGTGTCTTCTCCGAAAGCGAAATCCTCACGGACGGTAAAAGTTTTTTGAAACTCTTGCCATTCATTTAAAGGTGGCCTGTTATCGCCTATCGTCGAATGTAAAAGTATTTTATTTTCCCTATGGTTTTTGACATTAAACGCAAAGCCATTATCTGGGTAATACAGAATACGATATTTAAAACCTAAAGTATAAGTTTCACCGCGATATATTTTTTTAACGTAAATTGGGAGTGTAAAACCAGACCAGTTGTAACCAGTAAGGCCTTGCGCTTTGATTGTAAAAGTACCATCGTTAACAGATACACTTGCGTTTGGGTTGTTATTCCCAACTAGCGTATTCTTATCCATCGTCATGGAATCCACAATCAAGTTGTTGTCGTCTGTAACGTACCGGCCAACTTCGGTTTGAAAGATCTCACTAGACATTACAAGCCGCGAAAGCTTGTCTGGCGCGTCTGTTTCAGTCGTGCCGAGAATGCGTTCATAGAGCTTGTTCGATTCAGTTAGTTTGTTAAATTCGAGGGTTTGTGTTGCGATCTTTCTGGAAAGACCAATTAAATCTCGACCCATGTCATTTTGCACACGGTCCAACGCGTCATACTCGCCTTTTGTTGCGAAATTTCGAGATACTTTGGACACAATCTTACTATAGATCGTGTCACCGTCAACGCTATTGACTCCTTCTGTTACCTTGTTTTGCAAGTCCGGGCTTGATAAGATCTGTTGTTTGATCTGATCAGATAACTTGCTAGTGTCTGGTAACGTTCCGGCTTTTTTGAGAGCTTCTTCTGCCTTGGCGTTAGCTTGCGCGATTGCTTGGTTCGTCGAGATTTTAGCGTCTGAGATTTGTTTATCGACTTCTTTCTTGACCTTGTCAATATCCTCTGTGTCGATCCGTTTCTCCCACTGAGAGCCGTTCCAGACATACATACGGTTATAGATACCGTTCTTTTCAAACCAGATATCTCCGACCTTGTGCTCTTTGTTGTCTGGCTGGTTATACCAAACCTTGTTACCTTGAGCATTTAAGAGATAATCTGGCAAGGTGTTTACCAGCCGTTGCTGATTGCCAGCAAGATCGTCTATTTTACTGGACAAGTTGCTTGTCATGGAAGATTTGAATCCATCACCGATAACACCTACTTCTACGCTGTCATTCTGTTCTAAAAGTACATCATAGACAATAGTTGTCAGTTTCGCATCTTCGCTTGTAAGCCCGATCTCTGGATAGTAGATTGGAACGATATCGCATAGTTCTGCTTCTTCCAAGATTTGAGTAAGTTTATAATCAAGTGTTTTAGATAAATCAACGTACTCGATTTTAGTATTGATTTTGGGGAGTCCTAAACGGTTATTGATTGCGTAATCTTTGGCCAGTTTTCGCAGTTTATCAACAGTCGGAACTTCCTTTTCTTTAAAATTTGAAGAAAAGTCAACGATTAAAACCCGACGCTCGTTGTACAATCCCATGTAAGGGCCATCAACATACTTCTCGGGTAGTTCGACAGTGACTTGTTGAGTGCTGCCCGCACTGTCACCGGCTCCTTGTGTTTCCGGTGTATACGTAGCATAAGGATAGACGCTGGTATAAGCGTTCTCGATATCTTGGTCATCTTCTGCTCTCAAGATATTTCGCCCATACTCCAAAACAATAGGGCTTTTGCGTCCTAATTGTTTATGAAGTCTAATAGTGGTATTGTCAAACTCATACTCACCGCCCCAAACATCAAGGATTGAACCAGAAACCCCACCAAGAGCATCACGCGCCGTCTTAAAGTCTGCAATATTCCAGCTAGCCTTGGATGTTAAATCAATATCTGACCATGTATCAAAACGAATACCTCCCAGGGTATTAGAAGCCCAGATAGCCAATGCTGACTGAGCCGTCCCTGACACGATAGTATTATTTCTAATAGCCATCGTTTCGGTCAAGTGGCTGATATGCTTGGCATAGATCTTTGAAATGCCTGTGCTATCTTTAACGACACGAGTAATAAAGAAAGTCTGATTCTTGGTTCTCAAACCAGCATCAGACTTGATCCTCATATCATTTTTAAACACGCTGGCAAGCGGGCCACTAGCCGGGTACTCGATATAAAGAGTATAATTCCCGTTTCGCTCCCGTGTAACCTGTGCCTTGGTTGCGTCAATTTCTCCCAAACCGTAAGTTTCAAACGCTGTTTCGTTAGCGTTGTATAGTATAGGTCTCATAGCTTAACCCCCCAGTTTGGAATTGTAAACACCTCAAAGTTGCCGTCCCAGCTTATCAGATTACGTCCATAGTCAAAATAAGGCATCTGAAATTGAGGGGAACGCACCACTTTGTCCCAGGCTTGCAAGTTGCCAGAGTATACTTGGTTTGCTTGCATATCTAGTGTGATCTTATTTTGTACGGCCTTTAACTTGGTCTTTCGACCATTTATAGTAAGCGTACAATCACCCGACCCGACTAGAGTGATGATTGGCTTTGCGTTGACGTTTCCCATGCCATTGATAGCAGTTCCATTCGTCAGCTTTTGAGTAGCACGGCCCTGTTTATAAAACTTGACTGGATAGGTCAAGAAATTCAGCTTGACTTTACCAAACTGTCGCATAAGCCCAGCGATTTCAAATGTTTCGATAAACGCCGAACGATAGATGAAGTCTGGGTCCCAGGATAACGTCAAATCTTTGTAGCCGTCCACATTCAACCAGTTACTAATTTCACTTCCTGCGTCCGTTAGCTTGCGGTTTGAAAGTAAGGTACAAGGTAACTCTAGTGTCACTGATTTAAGACGATTCTTTGAAATCAATAGATCACCATCACGGCCAGGGACAGCTACTGTTTCTACATCATTACCGGTCGAGTTAATAACATAGTCATTAGTTACTCGTAAGCCGTGAGTGGTGCTTGATACACCGTTAAATGTAAAACTTCCCATTATGCCATTCTACCTCCTTCCAAATTTGTATAATAAGCCAATTCACGCAGTAGCCTGCGCATATTCTCCGGACTAAAGAAGTTATCGTTAGCCGTACCGCTGGCATTTAGCGTGTAGTTGTTTGTGACATTTGAGTTTGAGATTCCACCGCCCGAATAACCAAAGCGTGAAGCTAGTGTGTCGGTCAGACCGCTGACAAGATCACCACGTCCTGGCAAGTTAAAGCCAAAGCCGTCAGTGTACTTCTTGCCTGATTCTACGGTTTTGTTTGCTAAATCAGTCATCGAGTCATCGACATAATAGCCGTATTTCTCAATACCTACAGCCATACCTTCCGGAATCGCGCGACCAACCTGATCTCTAAATACCTTAGATGGTGAGTTGATAGCCAGAGTAGATCGTGCTGCTGCAACCGCACTGCTCGCAATGCTGGCTGCTGCTGCTGCAACTGATCCGGCCATAGCGTAGATACCGCTCATCATACCCTCACCGATAGCCATACCAGCGTTATATCCGCCGTTGTATCCACCGGACATACCGTTATGTGCTGAGGTTTTAAGGTTGCTTGATGCGTTAAATACTGCTCCGTTATGACTTGCCACACCGCTAGTTACACCAGATCCGAATTGTGATCCGGCACGTTGCCCGTCTGAACCTAGTGAGCTAACGGATGTATTAATCATCTGTTTCAGTACGTTTGATGCACCAGTCGCAATACCTTGTGATGACGTGATACCAGCACCCATACCAGACCCAAATTGTGATCCGTACTGCTGGCCATTCATGGACATAGTCAAGAATTGAGCAGATATAGCAAGATTCATAGCTATAGCGGCACCAATCGCTACCTGTTGGCCCGCACTAATACCAATAGCAATACCAGAGCCAAATTCTGACCCTTTAGCCTGCCCATCTACTGACATGCCGGCCATTGTACCAACTGCGCCATTTTTCAAGACGTTGGCAGCTTCCTGCACCATGCCAGCACCACTAGCAACACCAGCTCCGACACCAGAACTGAGTTCAGCACCTTTGACTTGGCCCTCACCGAAGAGAGAAGCCAAAACACCTAGAGATGCGTTTTTAAGTCCGTCTACTGCTGCCTGAGCTGTTCCTTGGTTCTCTGTGATACCTTGTGCATATCCACCGCTTACTTGTGATCCGCTATACTTGGCTTCTGTTGGTAAGTTGTTAAACGCTTGCTTAGATGCCTCAGTAAGTTCTTGTGACGCTTGTTGCACGTCCCCCTTGCCTGACCGCATACCCTCTGCGGTCTTTTGAGGAATCTCACGACCTTTAACTTCAAATCCTGCATCAGCAAGGGCCATTCTAAACTCATCACCAATCGCAGTAACCATGTTCTGGATTTCTGGTGGCAATTCTTGACCTGTTGCACGAATACCACGCAAGAATCCTTCTTTAGCTTTATCACCAGCTTCCGTCCATTTGGTATTGAGAGCGCCTAGCTGTTCATCTGATGCATTGACAAGGGCCTGCGTTTGGTCTGCCATTTTAGGGCCGGCCTGTCGCATTTGTTCAATAAGGCCTTGGTCTAACCCACGTTTCGCGAGTGTTTCAAGGTTCTGCGACCACTTATCAACCGCGTCGATATTCTTCTGCAAGTTGGCAGTCATCTGATCTGCAGATAGGGCCGTTTGCTGTTCGATTGCCTGAAATGCGTTCTGGACTTCGCCTTTTAGTTGGGCAAATTCCTGTTGCATCATCTCTACAGCTTTACGCTGAGCCTCGTTCATATTCTCCATTGAATAGATCATACGACCAGACGCATCTTCTGTAGATTTAGCCTTAACTTCGTTATTCTTAACGATTGTGTTCGTCAATTCGTTATCAGACTCTTCAGTTTTCTTGATATCGTCCTGTAACTTCTTGACTTCTTCGTTGTATTTTTGTTTAGCTTGGCTCTTGATACTATCTCGTACCGAAGATTTGTCAAGGAAACCACCTTCTGCCTCATCGGTTTGTTTGATAAGATCCTGGTACTTCTTCTCAAGTTCAGACATCTTATCCTTGATTTCCAGACGCTTCTTGGCATTCTCTACCATCTTCTCGTTGGCAGCCTCAATCTCAGCCGATGCCTTGGCAATCTCAATCTGCTTCCGGATCGCGTCCGTTGTCATGTTGATTGTGCCGGTTGCTTTATCGTACTGGATGTTAAGGCCCTCAATACGTGAGTTGAGGGTTTCGGCAGCCGAAGCGAGTTCTTTTTTCTGAGCTGCAGTCTTATTCTCAACTGCGTTCAGTTCGTCGATCTTTCTGACTAGTCGCTCATTATCCTCGGCTGTAGCTTGGATTTCATTTCTGCGATCCTTATAGGCTTCATTGCCTTTGTTTACACTTTCGTGCAAATCATCGAGGGAGCGTTTAAACTCTTCATTCTTGGCCTTTGCTTCCTTGGACGCTTCGCTTTCCTGGGTTAGCCATGACACAAGACCAGCGATAGCTCCGACAACCAGAAATACTCCACCAGAAGATAAAGAGGCTAAAGCCCCGGCAAGTCCGGTAGTTGCCCCTGTCGCAACAAGCGAGGTACTTGTTAGAGATACCAAGGAAGTGATAAGCGTACCAATTAAGCTACCGATACCCTTGATAATAGAAAGGCCCAGCATTGCCCCTTTAAAGAGCAACACCGCACCTACAACTCCGGTAAATACGGCGATAAGCGGGTCTAAAACAGGTTTAAGAAAGCCTAATACACTCACTAGTGATTTAACAACTGGAGTGGCACCGCGAATAACATTGATGATGACGTTAAAGGTATTATTAATGACATCTTTGATACTGTTCAAATGCTCGGCTATGCTCTTACCAGTAACGGCCTTACTTAATTTGTCAAACTCAGTAATGACATTTGCGATACCTTTTGCAATCGCACTAACAATGTTAGTAAACGATGTTCTGATCCCCTCGGAGTTCTTCTTTGCCATTTCAGCAAATCCGTTCACTCCCTTGTTTAACTCAATCAGACGCTTACTAAAATCACTAAAAGTTATCTTGCCATCTTGCAAAGCCTTATAGAGGTCATTCTGTGCCGATGCCCCAGCATAACCGAAAGATTCTGCCGTTTTTTGCAAAGCGTAAGACATGGTTTCTTGCAAGGTTTTCCAACTTTGCAAGTCAACCTTTCCGGACGATAACATCTGGGTATACTGCGTTAAACCGCGAGACGCTTCTTCTGTGGACGCCCCGGACGCTAGAAACGCATTATTTAAGGCAATCGTCAACTTGGTAGACTGCTTCAAGTTACCAGTCATTGAGGTTAGCTTCTGAGTGGTTGCTACAACTGTATCAAGGGTTGTTGGTAGTCCCTCGATACCCTCTGACAGCAATTTAGTAGATGCTGCAACATCTTTCGATGAGTGCCCAAAAGCCTTCATGACTTTAGGGAATCGTTGCAAGGTATCGAACCGGTCAATAGCCTTATCCATTGACTGGCTTATAAGGTCCATAGCAGAGCTTACAGCTTTAAAGGCTACAGCACCGACAGAGAAGTTCTTGATTGCGTCCTTTATTTTTTCAAAGCCTTTAGCTCCTTGGCCAGCTTTATCACCGCCAGCCTTGGCATCTTCGCCGGCCTTTTTAAAACCTGCCCCTCCGCCTTTGGCTTCCTCGCCAGAGGCTTTTACCTTGTGACCAGCTTGTTTAAAGCCATCACCGCCAGAGCTAGCTTCATTGCTTGCTGACTTGATCTTTCCAGACGCTTGTTTAAAGCCATCTCCTGACCGTTGGGCGAGATCAGAGCTTTCTTTTACTTTCTCCCCGGCTTGTTTAAATCCATCACCAGACCGCCCAGCAATGTCTGAGCTTTCCTTGATTTTCTCACCAGCTCGTTTGAAGCCGTTCCCAGAGTTTGAAGCAATTTCGGAGCTTTCTTTGATCTTATCACCGGCACGCCTAAAGCCATTGCTTGACGTTTCTGATAACTTGGCTCCCTCGGCCATACGGTCGCCAGCACGTTTAAAGCCCTGTCCAGCTCTCAAAGCCTTGTCACCAGTAGACTGGATGCCATCTCCGGCACTCTTGACCCCTTGGCCAGATCTGCGGGCTTCAGTTTCTAACCGTTTTAAGTCGTTTGCCAGCTCTGAAAGTTTCCTACCATTGACCTGGACGTCAATTACGATTTTTCCATCTGCCATTATTCATCTCCCTCCTTTCCGTCTAATCTATATTTGTTTTGTAACCGGCGCATTTTGGCCTTGTACTCACTACTGTCATGCTTCGATGGTTTCCATGACCGTATCTCTACTAATTGAGATACAGCCGTTCCCTCTGGCATACCGTTTAGTAGCGCGATAAATTCGGGCCATGTTAGCCGGCCTTGTGCTTCAAAGAGGTTGATGTTGTACGCTTGCACAAAGCTAGCGTATATCTCTTGCGCGTCTACTTCAAAGTCAATCAAACGAACGTCCTCATCTTCGTCCTTGGCTACCGGCATAGGATTGCCATGCAGGTCATAGACCACGCGCTTCTTTTTGGTTCTTAAAAAATGCTCGTCGATATATTCCCACACAGCCACGATATCCTCTGGGTCGTCCAAGGCTTCGTCCGTCATCATTAAAACCGCTGTACGCATCTTCTCAAGATTGTTCATGACTTCGTTGTCAAACATCTCGAATACATCCAGCACCAGATCAAAGGAGCAGTCCACGTCGTAGTGGTGTCCGTTTAATTCAAAGGAGTCCTGTATTGGCTCATTTAATTTCATGAGCTATCCCCCTTTTATTTTTTGCTGGATTTCTTTGTTTTCTTCGCTTTTGCTTTTTTGACGAACGACTCAGCCACGGCTCCCGATGCTTTGGCTCGCTCTTGTCCTAGTCGTTCAAGCTCCGCACCTAGCAAGGTATCAACCTCATCAAATGCAGAATCCAAAGCGTCAAGGTCTGGATAACGTTCATAGAGTTTAGCAAAGGTCCCGTCACCGAAAAGCACATCATACTTGATCTCCGTCATTTTCTTCTGCATCTCAAAGGCTTCGTCAATAACTTGCTTGTTAATAACTCCTTCTTTGAGATCGTCAAACTCTCCGTTATTAGAACGCTCAATCAGCTCTAACTGGTACTTGTTAAAGCGTTCTGTGATCTCTTCCTGGAGCGTTGCAAGGCGCGAGATATTTTCTAGTGATGTATCAAATTTGAGTTCAATTTCTCCGATTTTGATAGGGATGTAATTACGTTTTAGTTCGATTGAAATAGACATGATTTTTCCTCCTTTATGCACAAAAAAGAGCGTCCCAAAATGGAACGCTTTTACTTTTACTTATTACCCTACGACTGCAGTAGTTTTAGGAATTGAGTTGTAAGAGATTTTACAAGAGAATTCCTCGTAGTTTGCAGCAGCACCAGATCCAGCCTTGATTGCTGACACGGTAGCGATTCCGACATGTTGATTTTTGCCGTCTGAATCTACCACTTTGTGCCAAACAAGGCGATCATTTCCCAGCTTGTATTTCAAACCAGCGATAAGGGCCATTGCTTCATCTTCCTTGTCATAGGTACCTTTAAATGTGTATGATCCTTTTACAGATGTTACAGTTGTTTCTTCTGTACCGTCACCGTCATAATAAGCGATTGACGTAGTACCTTCATCTGTATCATCTTCGACTTCTTCAATCCATTTAGCAAGCTCTTTGTAAGCTGCCTTTTCTGGTTCCGTTTTTGGATCAGTTACTGGTGCGATAAAATGCCCGCGAAGGGCGTTCTTTTGACGTGCCATATATTACACTCCTTTATTATTCAAAATTGTTAGGTTTGCAGTGATATCCTGCAGATAAATATAAAAACCCTGCTCGTCCCGTTCGTTTAGAGATGGCTGGGTTGTAGTTAAGTTATTAAAAATATATGAGTTGTTTTGACTTGGTAAGTCTAGATCAAACTCGGATAGTGCTTTGTTGATTTCCCAAAGACACTCACTAGCAACAGTCTGATCTTTTACCTTGACTGCGATTTCAAAGATTAGAGTAACGTCCCTAGAGCCGTCCATGTATACACGCTCAATCTTACCGCCTGGCAACGGATAAAGGACCAAAGAGTCTAACTCGCTTAGGAAGTCAAGCTCACAAGTAAGCGGTAGACCGAGGGTGTTGATAAAATCACGCAAAACAACATTAAAGTCATTGTTATTTTTCATTTATTAAACCCCATTGCTCTCAATCCGACTTCTGCCCACTTGTTCCCGTGGTTTGCTGATGCCTTTAGGTCCCAGCGCTTCCCGGTTCCAGCGGTTGTATACTTGCTGAAGCTAAAACTGCGGTACTTGTTATAAGCACCACCGTAGAATTGGGCGCGTGCGTATGGTGTATTATAGATAATCTTAGAGCCATCGCCTGCCACATGACCGCTAGAGCGTAGCGGGCCATGTAATAGTGGCACATACGGTTCCATATCCGATAAGGCTTGGTCTGCGATCTCTAACCTTGCTTTACGTTCTGACGCTTGCGATACTTTCTTGGTAGCTCCGCTCAAATCAATCGTGACATTGATGCCCATCACATCACCTCGATCTCATAACAAAAGACTTTGCGATTGAATGGCTCATAAACAGGAATGATCTTGTTCACGATATACTCATCATCACCGTCCTTTACAATCGAGTTTCTGAATGACGAATCAATCTCTACGTTGCAATAGCGAGGGTATACAAAGATAACCCCAGGCGCTCTAAATGACGGGTTCTTTTGTCCGGACGGGTTATTGACTGACCCAGGGCCGTCAAAGTTACGGTCAAAGCGTACTGGACTCAACAAAATCGGGTAGGAGAATTCTTCTTTCCCCCACCCGTCTTTTTTGCCCGTAGGTTTTGCAATCGTCACCGAGTCTACCAGAGTCCGTTTATCAATAACGACCATAATCCACCCCGCTATACAAGAATCCAGCCGATTTAAGAGCGTTAAAAGCATCAAGCGATAGATTATACCCCGACGCTGTTTCGGACGCTCTAGAGCCGTTATTTGAGCCGTAGGACACCGATGTGCGTCCTAGTGTGGTGCTTGATATTGTCTGCTTATCCTCGGCTGTTAAAATGCCCGTGCTGTCCAGGTACTGGATCTGGTAAGCTGTGGCAAGTTTAACTGCTTTCTTGCGTGTCTTATGGTCTTTGTCAAAATCATGGAAGTCATAATAATGACGGATAAAGAGATTAATAGCAAGCTCGGCCCGTTTCAGTAGCTCTTCAAAATCGCAAGTACTATCAAAACCTAACTCATGGTATTCATCGATTGTTAAGTATGCCATGATACCTCCTATTAAGAGGTCACCTCTTGGGCCACGGTTTCGCTGTCAGAAACGGGTTCCAACCATTCCTCACCAAACGCGAGGTTTGTTTTTGCGTTGGTTTCTTCTGCTTCTGCAGTCGTCAACTCGTAGACCTTGCCCTCGTCGAAGTTTTGATCTGTTGATTCGATCAAAAAGTTACAAGTAGCTTTATATTTCGCCATTCGTTACTCCTTGATCTCGTAACCGCTAGTCAAAAAAGCAGATACTAGATTGGGATCAGTGATGGTAAAGGTTACATCGTCCTTTACCAAAACTGTCACAGCCTGTTCAGCTACTGCTTCTGTTTTAGTTGCTTTTGTTTCTTCTGCCATTTGTTACTCCTTACGCTGTTTTGTGAACGTAGATCGCTTTCTTCTTGCTGTCAAGGACAAAGGCATCGTAACGGATACGACCTTCTACAAGGTAGCCATTGATGCCTGGTGGGTTATCGTGGATCTTGTAGTCTTCGAGTTTGACAGGGGAAGTAGTTGCAATAGGGTGCGCAATAACAAATGCTACGTTTTCTGGCAAGCGAGAAGTTGGAGTCAAGATAACAGGTAAGCCGTCGATCACACCAACTTGTCCTTTAAATGCAACTTCTTGACCGAGGTCAGAGTTTTTAACGAATGATGGATCAAGTTTAATGAGTTTATAAAACTCTGGAGATACGTGGAGCTTGCGTCCTTCTTCCGGCACAAGCGCATCAGTCAATTTAACTTGACCGTCAAGCACTGCTTCATACGCGTTGTTTTTAGTAACCGCGCCAGTTTTAACGTGATCCGTATCAGCACCAGCAACGACTTTACCAAAACGGTATTTATCAACTTCTGGGATAACCACTTCTACCAATTGGCGAGCAAGAGCCTTACCTGCTTCCAAAGTTCCCAACGTGTCTTGCACTGAGCGTTTGTCGATTGTAAACGTGAATGAACGGTCTTTAGTGAGTGTCAATGTTTGCACATTGTTTTCAAGTTCTGCTGCAGTACCGTAGCGAGTGTTACCAGTCAAAGAGTAGTCATTCATTCCAGCAGTTGGGATTGAATACACTTTAACGGTATCTACACCAGTAAAGTCAAAATCCTGGTTAATAATACCAGTAGAGAGGGCTTCTTTCGCAAAGCGCTCATCTACTTTTGTGTCAAATTTAGAGGCATAGTTAATAGTCATATAGGTCTATCCTACTTTCTTTTATTTTAAATGCTGTCAAAGCCAGCAAATAGAGCTTGTTCTTCCGGGCTGAGGTTGTTGTCACCACCAGCGGACGGATTGCCACCAAGCGCGAACTTTGGCTGTGGTTCTTGTGGTTCTTCCTTTTGGACAAAAAGGTAAGGGCTTGATTCCTTTAGACCGCTGATAGTTTCTTCTAGTTTAGGCTTGCCGTCTTCTGCAAGTTCGATCTTGTCAAGATCAATAAACTTCATAAGGTCTTCGGAGTTATGCGCTCCCACATCTTTCAAAGCCAATGCAACCGCGTTGGTTTTTTTAACTTGAGCAAGGTTCGCTTCATTCTCAGTCTTGTAGCTTTCAAATTGAGCCTGTAAATCTTCCAGTTGTTTCTTGGCTTCTTCACTAGCTCCCTCTTTAGCTTGTAAGTCTTTGATAGCTTGGTCCCGTTGCTCAAGTTGTGTTTTTAAGCTGTCGTTTTCTGCTTGTACTTCTGACTTGGCTTCTTTGATTGCTGACCCGTACGCTGCCATAATGCGCTCAATAGTTTCCTTGTCTTCAATACCTGCGTCAACTAACATCTCACGTTTTAAACTCATGTTTAAAACTCCTTTCTGTTTTACGTCCAGGAGACGAATTTGTCGGTTTACGTCCGACAACGAAAGCGCCCAGCGGGTAACGATCCCGCAAGAGGTAAGAAAAAAGGAGGAAATCACCTCTTCATCCAGATAATGGGCGCAAAATAAAAAAGGCTAAAAAGCCTTTAATCTTCAATAGGTTTGTAAAATTTCTCCCTCGCATAGTCACGGTGTAAGAAAGGCTTATCAGCAATAAAGTCCCGCAAGGTTGCTTGCTGGTATCTGATTTTGGTTTTAAACTTACTGATTAGTTCCTGGTCATTTAGCTTCTCGGCTACGTGTAGCTTTTCCTTTGACTTCCTAATAGCTCGCTCGTATGCCCTTTGTTTAGATTGGGCATTAGCATTTCTGATAGCTTCTTCTTGCGTGATGTTCTTAACGTCTGGGCCAAGCTCTGGGAGTTCGTTGATACCTGGTACAAACGGGGTCAGCATGTGTCCGCAGTTGATACCAAGACAGCCCCCTGGTGTCCCGTAGCCATGATCTGCAAGCGATAGAATACTAATGCCGTGTTCTTCCCTTGCTGGTCCATAGGTAACTATATGGTGCTGTAGAGGTGCGCAGGCCTCGCGGGCCGTTGCCTTTTTGGGATAATAAAAGGTATCAATCCCCAGCTCGTCCGCTGGCATCGTCCGCATCTCTCGGTAGCTACGCATGACAGTGGTTTTTATAACTGTCCGAGCGTAGTTATCCACCTTCCAGTAGTGCCCACCTCGGTCAATAAAGCCCTTGAAGCCTATCTCTTGCCATTTCATAACGGTTTGAGATACAGCCTTATCATGTGTGACTAGGCCAACCACTTGACGGGCAACCACTTCCTGGACCATTTGACGATATACATCTGTCACGATTCCTGGAAGCGTGGTATTAATCAAGTTACTAATATCACCGTGCGACTGTTCGAAGTAACCGGCTAGCAACTCCTGCGCTTGCTTAGAATTGCCAAAATCACCGCCTCCTAGGTCGTCTATGAGCTGTTCTTTGGTGGTCTGATAGATTTTATAGCCTTCGTCCTCAATGACCTTTCTGAGCTGTTCACGGCCTATTTTAGAGTAGCGTGCGATAGTGTCCAGGTTCTGCTCATTTAGCATGTGCATCTGGCTCATACGCTCTAACTGCCAGATATACGGATTATCTGCCAGCGATTCAGCCCCACGCTCTAGAAGCCTGTCAATGACCTCGTCAAATAGGTCACGCGCCATCTGATGATAGATATCACCGACTTGTGAAGCGCGCAACTCTAACTGTTCCTCGTTAAATAATACCGGGTACTTGTTACGCGCCATTTACTCACTCTCCATAAATATCAACTTCACTAGTGCTACGCTCTAGCTCCATACTTTCAGCCGTTTCTTTCTTGATATCATCAAGCATTTGTTTGGCTTCCTCATCAGACAAACCAAGCGCTTTAGATATCGCGTACTGCTTACTAACAAGGCCACTTAACAAGGCTTTAGCGTAGTAGTCCAGCTCGTTATTCTTATCAACAAAGACACCATCGTCCAAGTTTACTGTGATCTCGTCCATGTCTGGAATAGACCCGCTGTACAATCCATAGAGCTTACCAATCTCACAGATAGAGATCACAAGCTCTTTGATAGACTGATCCACAAGGCTCACGATACTGTTTCTTAGCTGGTATGTATCAGAGTTTTCAGATACGACCTCGGTCGCAGTCTTCATGCTCTTACCATCAAACGTAAACATTCCAGGCGATACTCCAACCTGCATCTCAAACAACGCAAGGCCCTCATTGATTGCCTTGATATAATCGTCAGAACGGATAGGAGTAGTTAGGTCTGTGATATTGATTGGTGTATCTTTCCCACCGTCAATCTGTTCATAAACATTCTGCTCTGGGTCAAATTCGCGCGTGACAAGATCAGTTTCCCCGTGATGGTCAAAACCGATCCGGACAGTTTGGTCTGGTACAAGTACGCGCCGTTGCCCCATTCGCACTTCCCACTTAAATTCATCATAAGTGGTATTGATAAAGTCAATAGTGCTTTTAGCATTATCAAAGATAGACAGACCAAGCGGGCTGTTAATATCTTTGTTGTTCATGCCAGGGGGTTTTAAATACGTAAACAACGGCCGTGTAAGCCCGTCAAGCGTTACTTCTTCCTCAAGGTCCTCATAGATCTCCGACAGCGGTACACGGTCACCAACGCGCTCCTTTTCACTCGAACGGTACAGCTCATTAGTGATTGTGTATTTCTTGTCTTTCGTCCACTCATGCAACTCTACCAAAGTATAGTAGATTGTTTCTTTGCCTACCGTTTTTTGACTCTTGTTGATAATCGCTGCAGACGATACGTCCTGCGTGTTGGACTGCAAAGGATAAAATACAGGGGCTTGAATGAATGAAATCTTGATCTTGTCGTCGTCTACGTAAGGACGCATAGCAAGCCCTCCAAGGGCTAGACAGCTCTCAAGGTATCGCTCAAAGTTCTTGTTAAAGCGATCGTTTAACAAAACACTCTGGATAAATTCATTCGTTGTTCTGTTTGCCACGCTTATCTCTGCCTGCTCATTAAATACCAGGCTGGCAATCTTCTTACAAGCTGTACGGGCGATAGGCAAATGATTCCGTGCCCGTTGCTTATCTACTCGGTTAGAGTTGCGGTATCTGATAGGATCCCATTTACTTTGATAGTATTTCAAGTTCTTCTGAATACGATCGTATTCATCCTTGTTAATTGCTATTTTAGGATGTTCTGTGATATTGCCTAATGATTGGCTTGTCATTACATATTTACCCCTCTTAAATATATTTCTTATAGATTGTAAGATACTCATTTCAAACCTTTCTCTAGGCTTTTAATCTTAATAGTTGCGCATTGTCTACGATCATATATTGGAACGCGTCGCAAGTGTGATCGTCCTCTTTAATGACTTTCGGGTCGTCGTCTTTAACAGTCTTCTCGTCCCACTGATAACGCTTGTGCTCCTCAATAAAATACCTGAGGTTGTTCTCGGTTGGGAAATAATAAAAACGCCCATTCGCAAGGAGCGATTGGACATACTCGGTCATTATTATTTTCTTCTTCTTCGCTACTGGGTGCCAGCGAATACCGAAGTCTTCTAAATACTGATTTCTCAATGCTCCCTCCGCACTATCTATTGTCATTTCAATTACTGGCACATTCGGATATTTTTGTGTTTGTTTAACCACAAAATCATGAAGCTCTTTAGACAAAACGCTCGGAGCTTTCTTCTTGACCTTACCAGCCGGGCTGTAGTAGTAGTTATCCACAAGATAGAGATTGGACCTATTAGTAACAACCGCGTGCAAGCAAGTAGTGGCTGATTGTTGGTGCCCTGTATCGGCTGCAAACAACTGTCCGATAACGCGTTCACCGTCCGGGATCTTATCTACGCGTTTAAACAGGTCCATGTTATACACGTTTGTACCAAGGCCCACCGGTTCTCCCAGATATAAATACCTGTAGTAGTCGTAGTCGTTGTTCTTGATACGCTCTATCTCGTCCAGCATTTGTTCTGTAACAAAGCCCAGCTCATCGTCCAGATAGCTAGATTCATGTATCAAATACTTCTCAGCCGTTCGCAATGAATCAACCCACTCATTGATCCAGTTGTAAGGGTTTCGCGGTGGGTTATACGACCAAAAAAACTGTACAAACGGATAGTCCGGGTGCTTCTGACGCATGAAAGTACTGTTCGACTGGTCAAACTCTTCTGAGTCAGCAAACTCGGCTGCTTCTTCATACCAAACGGCAATAACCTTTCCGACCTCGTTCGATTTCAATTTTTGGAAGTCGTCCTGGCCGTAGAAGTGGAACGTTGAACCTGTCCGTCTATGTACGATCTTATAAGGGCTTTTAGTCCGTTTGAACTGGTTAGCCATGCCAAACTTATCAAGTGCCCAGATTATCTTCTTATAGACACTATCAAAGATAGTATTTCCAACTTTCCGGACAATGATGATCTCTACGCATTGCCCCTTGGTTATCGCTTTAATCATCATAAAAACAAGCAAGAGAGCAATGACCGATGACTTAAACGAGTTACGACCACCCTTTAAAATATTATAAGGTTTTGCTGACCGCCACACGCTGTAAAACTTAGGATTGATCTCTTTACTGAGTTTTATAGTTGGCTTAGTCGTTTGGGATATCGTCGATGATGAGGATTGACTCATCAGCACCACCTCCCGCCTCGTCTAATGCTTGGGCCTTACGTTTGTTCTCAAGCTCAAGAGACTTGATACGTGCTTTCTGTTCTTTCTTATCAAGCGTATCCTTGGCACCCTCGCTGTTTACTATCTTAGATATTAACTCCATGTGACGCGAGCTACCTTTTAAGGCTTTTTGCATTGCTACCAAAAGGAGAGCTGACTCGTAATCGTCCTCAAAACCCATGTCCTGTAGTACTCTAGAGAGCTGAGGATTCGAAACTTTGGAAACAAGTAGAGCCTCAAGCGTCTTTTTCATGTTCGCTTTTCTTTTGCGTGCCTTACCGGAAGCGATACCCGCTTTCCTTGCATTCGCTCGGCGTTCTTCGGGCGTTCGCTGTTCATTTGGTATTAAATTATCTGCACCAGCCATCGCCTCACTTCCTTTTCAAAATAATATTCTTAATTCAACTTAACAGCCGTCTGGCCTGTGTGTTCTTCCCAGCGTTGAATTGTAGCGTCCACATATCGTGGGTCTAGCTCCATGCCAAAATAGGTCCGTCCTAAATCCTCACAAACAATCATAGTCGATCCGGAGCCGTTGAAACTATCTAGCACGTTCCATCCTTTCTTACTAGAGTTCCGTACCAGCCGTTCAATCAATTTCAGTGGCTTCATAGTAGGGTGCAAGCCATTTCTTGCTGGTTTATTCTCGTTGATGATAGTGGTCGGTGAGTTAGCCTGCATACGCTCGATATACTCAATTAGCTCGGCCTTCGTCATTTTATTCAACTCTTCCACATCTTCAATGATAGTAGTCAAAGAACGGTCATTCACAAAGTAATGTGCTGCCCCCTCTTTCCAACCATACAAGCAAGGTTCATGCTTCCACTGATAATCTTGACGACCCAAAACAAGGGTGTTCTTATTCCAGATTAAACATTGTCGTACTGTCCAACCAATATCAGAGCAGGCACCTCTAAAATTGTAACCCTCTGAATCTGCGTGCCAGATGTAAAATGCCCCCCCTTCACGTAGAACGGTATCTGCAGCAAAGAACGCGTCTCTCAAAAACTTTCTAAATGACTCATTATCCATACTGTCATTCATGATTGTGAGAGCTTCCTCGGTTCCACCTTCATAGGCTACGTTATACGGCGGGTCAGTAACAATCAAGTCAATCTGTTGTCCGTCTACCAATTTAGCAAGCTGGTCTGGATCAGTGGAGTCACCACACATGAGACGGTGCCGTCCAAGCTGATAGATATCGCCCAGCTTCGCGATTGGCTCTTTAGTTTCTTCTACTTCGAAATCATCCTCTTCAACTTCGGACTCTGGCTCGTAGTAATCAAAACCGAAATCTTCCATGTCAATGTTCACAATACTTTCAAGCTCTGAGTTTAAAAGTTCAATGTCAAACCCAGAGTTCATAGTCAATTTATTGTGAGCTAGGATGTAAGCGCGTTTCTGCTCATCATCCATGTGAGATAGACGAATCACTTCCACCTCGTCAAAGCCTAACTCTTGCAAAGCCTTGTAGCGTCCGTGGCCCTCAATAATAACGTTGTTCTCGTCAATCGCTATCGGGTCGTTATTCCCAAATTCCTGGATTGATTTCTTGATCTGCTCGATCTGTTCGCGAGGGTGTAGCTTCGCATTGTTCTCATATTCAGTTATTTCTGAAATATTGATCTTTTCTATTTTCATTTTTACTCCAAGCACCAAAAAGAGCGCACCTTGACGATGCGCGCTTCTCGGGTTATATGGTTCTACTTTGTCCTCGTTGACAAAATATTTCAAGGGGCCTAGTAAGTAGCACCAAACTTACATCATAGGTCACTTTCTTTTTTTGTTTTTTTTGCGGTGCTTTTTTATAGCCGGGACAGGAATCGAACCTGTACTTTGCGGGTGAAAAGTCCGCTACTCTAACCGTTGAGTTACCCAGCAACCTATCATAAGGAGATCAACCAAATGGCGCAGGTCCTTCCTACTTCATTGGATAATACTATAATACCACTCAATACAGCGCTTTTACTGTCAAGTTTCTTTCAATTATCTCCCAGAAATCTATACTCTAGCAATTCCCCTGCTTTATAAGCCTCTGCGAACTCTAATAAAGCCCGATCCAGCAATCTATAGTATTCACTTTCCGAATATCCTAGACTTGGATAAATAGCCTTGTCTTGTCTAAATCGTACCCGACAATATCGTTCAATCAAAATCTGCGATAGATTTAGATCAGACAGTCTGTTAATAGCCGATGCCATAAGCTCCAGCTCTTGCTGGGCGCTTACCCGTCTAATAACCATCTGTTCAGTTTGACGACTTGGAGAGCTTGGTGCGCTCTTTGGTTCCAGGGAATAAGTAGCTGTCACTTTCGGGCTGTATTCTTCCCCCGCGATTCTCAATAATACGCGGTAGTTTTTGAGTGTATTGTCTGCGTTTTCCTTTGTCTTGTTCTTCAATATTTCTCCAAAAAGCATTCAATCCCACCCTTCCATCTCAAAGATTAAATCCAGAGTTTCCAATTTCCGTCTTAAACGGCGTTCTCGCTTGCGTTTCTCATTCCGTCGATAATTATGATTCTCTTGATAGAATCGTTCAACCAGGTCCTCGCTAGACCGTCCTGGGCCTACTTTATCAAGCGACTCTTTCATACATTCGTATAGTAGATCAGTCTCGACGAATCCTACAAACTTCGCGATGATTGCAGATGATGGCATTCTGTTTTGTTTCTTGTATTTTTCATATCGCGCACCGTCTTGATAAGCGTTATGACTTTTCGCTTTTTTGAAAAACTCATAAACAGAATCATACTCAGCTATCGCTTTGTCCGCTTCCTGGAAAAATTCTTTTTTCAATTCCATCGTCTTCCCCAGTCTTAATTGTGATTAGTTCAGCATTTTTCATGACGGTTTCCATCATCTTCTTGTATAAAAGTTCTGCTGGTGTCACGCTAACCTCCCACTCCATTTTGATCGGCAATTTCTTGTAACTCCTGTGCCATACGTGAGTTATAATCATTGTTTAATTTATTTATAATCACGTCTTGCATTGTGTTTTTTTCTTTGATTTTCTCGAGCTCAACCTTTTGCGTCAGGATTATCTGCTGTAGATCGCTGTTGCTCGTTTCAAGCGTCATGATCCGTGCGTTGAGATTAATACACACCCCGAATAGAACCACGAAAACAAACGCTATATTCACGCATACCCGCTTTACATTATCTAAACTCATCGCTTATCCTTTCTATTTTTAAACGCAATCACACCAGCCCAGATCAAGCCAGAGAGCCAGACTGCTGCAAATAATAAATAGATAAAGTTTTGTAGGTCCATCTTACTACCACAAGACGCCTTTCAATCTGTTGAATTCTTCCTTTGGAATATCTTGTGCAATAGTTATTTCAAAGTTTCTAAAGCTAATTTCACCAGTTGACAATTTACTTGCACTAACACTTCCAGAATCAATGTTTTTAGCATCTGGAATACATTCTTCAATAATGTTTCCCATTCCAATGAATGTCTTACCGCCATCTGTACTGAATTTCAGTCCTATCGGACGGCTGTTATACATTTTACGGAACTTTCTAATCAGTCGTTTTCTCGCTTTGTTTAATGACATGTCTTGTCTCCTTTGTAATTCTATTTCTTTCTGCTCTCAATTTTAAACTAGTGTTAACGCCAAAATATACCAGTGTTATTTCTTTTTCCCATTGATTCTTTGTGTAAGGGTATCGGTTTGGTCTCACTCTGTTACCTCCTAAACTTCTGAATATAGGATTTCCATGTTGAATTCACTATCAATAAACTTGTGTGTCAATTTTTTGTTAATCCCATTTCCTAGACAATGATAAACTACGTCTACATTGATGTCCGCACCTAAATATTTTTCCAAACGCATACGATTGTCTACATAAAATGCAATATTCCTTTTTTGTTGCTGATATGGTCTGGCTTTAGCTATATCCCTAGTACACCACATCAACACCTTTGAGATGATATCTTTCTTTGTAAGACAGTCTTTTAAAGAAAAGTAAGTGTTAGTTTTTGGAATAAGAATTAGTTCCAGTTGTCTATTTATAAATGAATCAGGAAATGAGCTCATAAGTTTTTCCAGTTCTTCATATACCTCATTGTTCATTTTCCCACCTTCTCAACTTCCATACCTTTGCAATCGAACACCCAACCTAAACCTAATTTTTCAAGATCAGATTTTGTAAAATTAGATCTAAAACTTGGATCAAAATGTGGACCTAGTTCATCATAAGAAAGGTATTGTTTAGTAGTTTTACACTTAACTGTGTACTTTGGTTCTTTCTCGATTGTGTAGCCATCAAGCCATGCACGAGCGAAGAGTTCTTGCCTTTTCAACTTATCTACACAAAGCCATTCAAGAACCTCGTCTGAAGCATTTGCCAATCCATAATGTAAGCCATGGTTCCAACCTTTCAGATAACAAATCCAATCTGCTACAAACTTCGGGACCGTTATTTTCTGTGGTTCTTCACAATGTATTAAAGCACCCTCGACCTTCCCTTGCTCGTAACCTGCCTTATATTTCAAAGTCCCATAGTCGCTACCCAATTCATTCAAAATTTCGTTGAGCCAAACTTTCTGAGTGCCAAGATCTAGCTTCTTAATTCGTGCGATAACGTCTTTTAATTTTAGTTTATCTTTTTCAATGAAATCACTTGCATTTTTTACGAAGCATCTAGGAATTTCTACTTTCTCACCATTCTCTAAAACCAAATATAAATTGTCATCGCCAAGGGTGCTTCGGCTAAACCCGTCATAAGTTCCATATAAAATAAATTTATACCATGGTTCCATCTTCCAAATCCTCCTCTTTTACAAAGCTACCCTCGACCCAGCGACCCTTTCGGTCCTTGATCTCGTTATAAGCTAGCTCGAAGCAATCTGCGAAGTCGTAGCCTAACTTATGCGCGATTGATTTCAAGTGGCTGATAATTCGGCATAAATTAAATTCACCCGTTGTGTTTACTTCATTCTTGCGAGTAAATTGAAATTCACTTGCATTCTCAATCAGTAACTCAAAACAGTCTTCAATACTGTTCCTTTTTGATCTTGATGCCTTAATCAAAATCTCAACCGGATCTAGTTTGATCATCATTGCAAGCCCTACGACAACCACGGCACAATCACCGATGCTGTCCTTTGTGAGTTGTTCTTTTTGCTTGGCATATCCTGCACATAGCTCGCCCAATTCTTCAAATAGCTTGAGCGTCTGTTTAAATACATTTCCCTGCGTGATATCCCGGTCAATAAACCATTGCCTGGTTAGCTCGGTTAGTTCCTCGATTTTATCAATATCCATCTATCATATCCCCCTCGATTTCTTTTAATTTCTTGTCTATGGCTTTAATTTCCTTGTGTAGCCATTCGCGATAGTTGGCGCTGTAGTGCTGGCCCCGTGCGTCGCTTATCGTTTTAAGTCGTAGCTCCTCACTAAGCCGTTTCTCATAAATCCTCTTGGATCGTAGCAAGTTGTCTTTTTGCATATTTAAGTCCCTGTTACTTCATAGATATTTAATTCTATTTTGTAGTTCTTGCTTCCGGACAAGCCACCATGCTCAAAGCTCACCCGTTTAATGATGTTGTAGTTGTCGTCTGTCCAGATCTCTGCATCTGTCAGACCGTCCAATAATGCTTTAGTAGTTGGTGACCAGTTCGGAGGATCGTACTTGTGCTTAGTTGGCGCATATACGATCACTCTGACCTCGCACGGCTTATCCTCCGTGTACGGTAGCCCGAAATAGTCCTTTAATACATTCATGCCCTCATAGTGGGCCAACTCCCTTAGAAAGCGCGTGATCTTTCCTTTTTGTTGGTAGTGCAGACGGTCATTCGCAGAAATCATCTGTTTCCTAGTTAGTTCAAACTTTAAAATGATTGGTTCAGTCATATTAATTCCTTTAAGTCAATAGTATTTCATAACCTTCTATTTCCTTGCCAGATTTTACTTTTTGACTAAGAAATCCGTGATTCTTCCCAAGGAATTCACTTGCTTTCGACATACTGTTAAAATGATATTCCGTATTGTTTGACAAATCTTTCAAACATACTCTTTTATTCGTACTCATTAAGCCAGTGTCAAAAGCGTGTTTTTGGTTTTCTGATCTAGTCGTCCACTCAAGATTTTCTTTCGAGTTGTCTAACGGATTTCCGTTTTTATGATTTACAAAATCTTTATTTTCTGGGTTTGGAATAAATGCGGATGCTACCAATCTACTCACAAGATGAGTTTTCATCTCACCGTCTTTCCATAGTTTCACCCGTTTATCACTATGACTACTCCTAATTCGTTTTTGTATTTGTGGTTTTAGTTCTCTACGCTTCCAGACACGCTTTCTAATCTTCCCGTGCCAGTTACTGTAAGTCGTTTTACCCTCACACGTCCAAATTGTCCCGTCAGAGCAGGCTTCATAGATGCCCTCATATCCCTTTATTGGTTTAAATTCCATCTACGCTCCTTTCTTAAAACGGTAGCAAATCATCATCAATACTGAATGGCTCTGCCTGCCGTGAGAAATCCGGCTGGCTGTACCCTTGCGACTGCCCCGCTTCACGATCTTTCCGGCTTTCCAAAAGCTGGAATTGTTCTGCCACCACTTCGGTCACATAGACCCGTTGGCCTTGCTGATTTTCGTAGTTGCGTGTTTGTATCCGTCCTGTGATACCAATCAAAGCACCTTTCTTGACCCAATTCGCCAAATTTTCCGCCTGTTGTCGCCAAATCACACAATTTATGAAGTCGGCTTCACGCTCTCCATTTTGGCTCTTGAAGTTGCGGTTGACTGCTAGGCTAAAAGTTGCTACCGCTTGGTTGCTTGGTGTGTACCGTAGTTCTGGGTCTTTTGTTAGTCGTCCAACAAGGACTACACTGTTAATCATTTTTAATCTCCAATCAAGTTATTTAAAGTGACGATACTAGTTAACTTTTTCTGGCTTCGACAATAATCACAATGTCCGCATGGTTGAGGTTCTGCCTTGTGTTGGATCACATCCCAGACTTCCTTGATGTAGCTTGCTACTTCTTCCAGACCTTCCTCAAGCCACTCTTCATCAATTCGTATCACTTCCTTGTCTGGCACTTCTTCTTTGCTCACGGCTACGATGATAGGCCGAAACTCATCCCCAGTCATCTGCTTTAGCAATTCACGGTATACTGCAAGTTGGCAGTGATAACCAAAACCTAGAATGTTATTTACTGCTGTCGGTACTTTCCGACGCAGTTCTGAGTTCCACTCCATATCATAGATAGACTTCATTGTCTTTAGGTCTGCGAAATATCCCTGCGTTAAGTTCACACTGTCCAGCTTCCCTTTAAATGGCACCCCCTCAATTTCACCATACACGATCATTTCTTTTTCAACCTTTTCGGTCGGGCTGCCGTGATACAGCCGATTGAAAGAGGGATCATCTTTCAGTGATGCAATCATAGAATCGCCAATTAAAAACTCTTTCTTAAGTTGCCCTTTGGTTTTACCAGCCTTTGAAATCAACTTGTCGCCGTTTTCTTTCAGAAACGCTTCATGCGCTTCTTGACTTTCAAAGTAGCTATGTACGTAGTTTCCTAAAAGCAGGGGTGTTTCATCTCGTGACTCGGTCCAAGTGCCACCCTCTACAGCGAGGGCGCGAGCTGGACATTTCAAAAACTGCTTCATTCGTGAGTAAGATAGGTATTCTTTATCTTGATAATAATTATCTTGAGTTAACTTTTTCATTTTTGCTCCTTAGGTGTGATTGTCCCACCTTCAAACAGTCCAAGTTCCTCATATACCCCGTCTTCAATCTCAGAAGTGTTCTCAGACGTTCCTGCTGGCTCTGCATGCTCTTTTTCTGGCTTGGTAATATTATCTGACGGCTCACCTTCCAAAAAGCTCTCAAGTGATTCTGTGGCTTCTGGTGGGGTTACGTCTTTTGCTCCGTTTTGAACATTGCTATCTACATTATCGTCAATGATGGCCTGCTGCATTTCGATTGACAAAGGGGCATAAGTCGAAAGTAACTGTTTTAATACTGTCTTGCGAGCCATTGCGTCAAAATCAGTCTGCCACGGGCTGGATTTACCACTGAAAGAACGGCTGTATTTTTTACCATGCGCAAGAACGCGATCCTTGGTCCAGAATAATGTTTTTTCAAAACCGTTTGACAATCGCATAAACGCGAAGTACCCTGCCACTTCCTCGTTTGCTTTCGGCAAAGCCTGCATATCAACTTCTAAGTCTTCAGTGAGTGGATTGTAACCTTTGAACTGGCTCGCGTAAATTTCCCCAGCATTGAGCTTTACAATCTGACCGCTACGCTGTGCGAGTTGGATCAATCCTTTATATCCAAGCTGGAATTGAGCCTCTGATCCGTAAGGCACGATGTAAGCAAATCCAAGGTTGGGGTCAATAGGCAAGTCAAGCGTTGCTGCTTTCATTGCTGCATTCAGTACGCTTGTGTTTGAAGCCTTTGCAAGATGACTGTTGTTATTTACGATTGATAACAGGCTGGTAACAAACTGTGTTTCACGGCCATTAACTACCGATTTCAGTTTTTCCAAAACCACTGGACTGTTAAAAGCATCCTTTGGTGCCATTAAATCAAAATTATTTCTACTCATTTTTCATTTCTCCTTTTTAATCTTCATCGTAGTGGATCCAGCGACCATTCACGCAATACCAATCGTCTGGATCTCTGTGATCTTCTTTAACTTCCGGCTGTAAATAGTCGCGATCATAATCAAATGGAAACATTATCTCGCTCCTTTAATTTCTTGTAACTATCCCAGCTCGTAGACTTCAAGCTGTTCAGTAGCTTCTGTTCAGTCTTGATCTGCTTCTTGTACTGCAAGACCCACGCTGTGTACTCATCGTCGTTCTCTGCGAAATAATATCCGCGAGGCAATGACCGACTGGCCACGATAGGCACTGAGAATTTAAGTCGTAGCTCTGCGATGCCACCTCGCACCTTTCGCACCGATAAGTTTGTCATTTTGGCAATGTCGCGCGTGGTCAGTACATTCGCCCGTCCCACTCTGATACAGGCCAGTATTAACTGTAAGCGTTCGTTCATAGCTTTCCCTCCTCTTGATATCTCATTAAGACTTCTTGATACTTTTTCAAAAGTTGGTTTTTTTGGTTAAGTTCCTTCCGTAGCTTTCTGTTATCGTTCAAGGTCACTCGAAGTATATTATTCTTACCTTCTAGGTCAATTTTTTGAAAACGTATTTCTTGCTTTAATGCTTTAATTTTTTTGTTATAGAGCATCTGCCATGCTCCAATCATTATCAGAGTGCGAATGTTTCCGTGCATAAGCTAGATCAGCTTGAAACGCTTGGTAGCCCTCGTTGAATTTTTCTTGTAGATCTTCTTCGTACTGTTGCATGATCGCTTCCTGTTTGGCTAGTCTAGCTTTCTTCCGTTGCGCCCGTTTGAAATCCCAGACAGCTCCTGCGAAGCCTGCTGCAAAAAATGTTCCTGCGATTGTCATGCAAGCTAAAATATCGTTAAACATTTTACATCTCCTTATTAATTCGTCTAATAGCGTTGTAGTATCCGCTATCTCTTGGTATCGTATACCCTTTTAAGTCATCTACTTGGCTACCGTCTGCCATGATATTTATAATGCGCGGTCGCCATTGATTTTTAATTCCAGCCATGTTATAATTCCTTTAGAAAGTTTTATCTCTCGGTCTTTTGGGCTTCCTTCCCAAAGGGCCTTTTTTTATGCTCTGCCAGCTAACCGGCAAGCGTACAAATCCATGATCTTGCCACGCGCCCGTTCTGGATCGCTAGCTAGCAACTTAGCCTTAATTTCATCCGAAAGCTCGTAGCAAGTAGCCTCGAAGCCCTCAATCATTTTGTCAATCAAAACGGCAATTTCCTCCTATCTTCTGCGTTGTCCGGGTATTTAAAGTAAAGATCCCGTCCGCCTTTTGTGATACGGCTTCTCAAACCATCGTCGTATGCTTCTTTCATTGCCTTACCTCCCATGTTCGTTGTGATAATCGTTTTATCACGATTATCCAGTAGCGTATACAGAAAGTCTTGCTTCCACTGACCACGATCTCCCTTGCCTAAATCATCAAGGATCAGGAAGTCAACTTTAGTTAGTAAGTCTAACCAGTCATTTGTTGTCATGGCCCCTTTCTTATCAAAGCCCCCTTGAATCTTTTGAAACAAAGTCGGTACATTAACGAATAAGATGCTTTTGGGGAGTTTGTTCGCCTTGAAATCTGCATTTAGCTTTTCAGCGATTGCTAGTGCAAGGTGCGTTTTTCCTCGACCAGCTTCACCCATGATTAAGGCATTCCCACGGCCATCTTGTAAATAATGATGTACCAATCTCAAAGCGTAGTTCTTTGCTTTTCGATCCGTTTCATTCGATACCGTGAATGTTTTAAAAGTCGCATTCTTCATTTCTGGTGGTATGATGCTGTTCTTATCAAAAACATCGTAAGTCTTTCTTAGGATTGTAGCCGTGTGAGCTTGTCCTATCTTTTGCTCTTCCTCACGCGCCATCTTCTCCCTTTGACACTCTGGGCAAAAGGTTCTGTTGCGTTCGTCTTGTAGTGGTACATCGTCATTTAGAGACCACATAAAGCAAGAATGTATAGAGCATGTTTCTTGTTCGTTGATATGGTAGACCAGAGGTAAATCCATGCTGTCACCCCCTAGAATCCTAATTCCGGATCAATTTCGTGGACGCTGATATCAGTTCCAAGCAGTGCATACTTGCCAGACTTGAAATCTTTCTGCTTGCTCTGGGAATTTCTAACAGTTTTACTGGTTAGATAGTCTTTTACTTCGCTAACTGTTTTAAACCCGTTTTTATTCACCCAATCATACAAAGACGTGTCGATCCATTTAGTTGTACGTTTGTTTCTCATGACAGCTTCTTTGATAGCAAAATCTATCAGATCGTTGTCATATTCTTTCTCCCAGAAATTAACCGTTTCAATTTCAATAGGACTTAAAAACCTACCAAAATTTTCCTCAATTTTTTTGACCGTATTATTATTATTTAGTCTGGTTATATTAGTCTGGTTAATATTAGTCTGGTTAGTTGGTAAATTTTTCCTCTCCGTACAAGTAAAATCTTCATGTACGTAAGGTAAATTTTTCCTCTCCGTACAAGTAAAATCTTCATGTACGCTACTTCTTGCTTCTGAAACTCTATTTACATAGATTTTGTTGGTTGAGTTAAACTGCCTACGTTCAGAAATTAAATGATAGTTACTTAATTCTTTTTTGTAGGATGTGATTGTCTTTTCAGAGCATCCCATTATCTCCGAAAGTAACTTAACCGAGAAATTGCAATAGATTCCATTTTCATCGTGCCAGCCGTTTTTCTGCGACTGCCCCCACTTGTCACGCAATATTGCATACAAGACCTTGGCACCGATTGACAGCCCCTTGAAATGTTCGTCAAACAATTCTTGAGGTAGTTTGTAAAACATTTCAAAATCTTTGTAATCATCTACTTTTAATGCCATCTTTCTCCTTTCTATTCATTCTCCGATTTGTCGCATTTATGCGACTGTCTCGCTAAAAAAAATGGCCATAGCTTCATCTTTTGAAAGATTGAGGGCTGACACGATCAAGTTTACTTCCTTAATCGAAAAGTTGCCATTTCGCTTCATCTTGCGGTAAAACGTACTTTTAGTAACACCGATTTTACTCGCAAGCTCTTCTTGTGTGGTATTTCGTTCTACGATTTTACCTTTCAACTTTGATACATTAACCATGTATTCTCCTTTCTTTTTGTCGCACTTCTGCGACTTGTTGAATTAAGTATAACATGACCAGAAAAGTTTGTCAACAAAAAAATCGCATTTTTGAAACTTTTTTGTTGCGTTTTTGAAACTAAGGGTGTAAAATTAACGTGTAATATATAAGAGGAGAAAAAATCATGAACGTCGGAGAAAGAATTAAATTAAGAAGAAAAGAATTGAAGATCTCTGCCGATACCCTCGCTGAGCGCGTGGGAGTTTCTCGCTCAACTATATTCAGATACGAGAGAGGGGATATAGAAAAGGTCGGTCCAGAGGTACTAAAGAAGATTTCTGAAACGTTGAATATTTCACCCGCTGATCTTATGGGCTGGGAAGATGAAGCAGAACAAACCGCTGAAACGGGTTACTCTGAAACAGACTTGCGCAAGCTAGCCGAAAGCGCAAAGACTTTCGACGGTAAACCGTTGACAGAAAGCGATATCGTGGCTATACAGAATATTATCGAGGGGTATCTAAAAGGCAGATTATGACGATAGAAGAAATATGCGACAGCGAAGGGGTAACCCTTGCTTACTTTGATAACGACCTATGGCCACGGCCAGGAATGATAATCTCAGATATGCGGATTATCTTCGTTAATAAATCACTAAGTGGAGATGCCCAGAAAAGGGTCATATTGCACGAATTAGGCCACTTAAATCACACCAAGGCTAATTATATTATCAACCCGATAAAGTGCGAAAATGAGGCTAATAGGGCCATGATACACGCGCTACTGAGAGAGGAGCTGGAAAAAGTAGATAAAGAGGATTTTAACTATTTGAATTTTATGGAAAGACACAAACTAAAGTCAGTTACCGATGAACTAATGGTTATTGATGAATTTTATAGGCTAGTGGGATAGCCGGGAGGGAAATATGAAAAAGGTAACATTTATGGCGATTGCAGCACTCACACTCTTAATAGCTGGGTGCAGTCAGCAAGAATCTGCAACAGATCAAAAATCAGAAGAATCAACCGAGCAAGTCTCATCATCAAGTGATGTATCAACTTCTTCAACTTCTTCAACTTCTTCTAGTGATGTTTTAAAAGGACGTTCTGCTTATGATGTTTTTGTAGAAAATTTCAAAGCATGGGTACATGATACCGACCCTACTGCTACTGTAACTTCAACTGAAAAAGATATAGCAATCACTATTGCAATGGAACTAACTGACGATCAAATTCCAAAGGCTCAACCCATGGTAGATGGTATGCTTAAAATCAAACAATCAGGAGAGAAAGAACTTAGAAAGTACGACCCAAACTTTAAAGCTCCAAACCTTATCGTTTTAGATGCTAATGCAAAAGTTATTGCACAGGAGAAAGACGGTAAAATGGTTTTAGATAAATAAAAAAAGCCCCACGCTCTAAAACTTTGGGGAGTCTGAGCGTGGGGGAATCGAGATAAGGAAAGGTTTCAAAATGAATATTTTGAAAGGTGTCTTTCTATACTCTATTTTAGCAAAAATGGAGGAAAAAGACAATGAATAAAGTTGCAGTTTATATTAGAGTTTCTACTCTTTCTCAGTTGGAAGAGGGCTACTCGATAGAAGAGCAGAAAGCAAAGCTGGAAAGCTACTGCGATATAAAAGACTGGCACGTTTACAAAGTATATACAGACGGAGGCTTCTCTGGCTCTACAACCGAGCGCCCAGCACTTGAGCAATTGATAAAAGATGCCCAGAGCAAGCTATTTGACACGGTACTAGTATATAAGCTTGATCGCTTGAGTCGTAGCCAAAAAGACACGCTCTATTTGATCGAGGATATATTTTTAAAAAATAATATTGAGTTTGTGAGCCTGCTCGAAAACTTTGACACGTCTACACCTTTTGGACGGGCCGTTATAGGCTTATTATCAGTATTCGCACAATTAGAGCGTGAGCAGATAAAAGAGAGAATGCAATTAGGTAAGCTGGGCCGGGCTAAGTCTGGAAAGTCTATGATGTGGGCCAAAACTTCTTATGGTTACAACTACGACAAAGAAACAGGGTCAATGACCGTTAACGAGTATGAGGCCCTAGCAGTCAAAGAGATATATTCGTCATACTTGGCTGGTATGTCAATCACTAAATTGAGAGATAAAATCAACGAGGAATACCCAAAAGACCCAGCTTGGAGCTATCGCACAATCAGAGGCATACTAGCCAATCCTGTATATTGCGGTTTGAATCAATACAAGGGCCAAACATTCCAAGGCACACACAAGGCCATAATATCGCTAGATGATTTTGAGCAAACACAAAGAGAGCTGGCAAAGAGACAGCAAACAGCTAAAGAACTATCGAACCCTCGACCATTCCAGGCTAAATATATGCTTTCTGGGTTGGCCCAATGTGGATACTGTCACGCGCCCCTCAAGGTCATTTTAGGTCAAAAGCGAAAGGACGGCACGCGATTTAAGAGATACGAATGCTACCAACGACACCCTAGAAAGACAAAAGGTGTCACTGTCTACAATGACAACAAAAAGTGCGATTCCGGATACTATGAAATGGAACCACTAGAAAATTTTGTGCTGGAGCAGGTAGCTAAACTGCAGAATGACCCAGAAAAGATACAAGAACTATTTTCAGATAGTGTAAGCTCAGTCATTGACAAGCAGGCAATCCAAAAACAGATAGACAGCCTAACACTCAAACTTAGCAAGCTGAACAATCTATACTTGGACGATAGGATCACGCTGGACGAATTAAGGACCAAGTCTGCAGATTTCATCAAGCAAAGGGCCACGCTGGAAAATGAAATAAAAAAAGCCTCGAATGATAAACAAACGGGCAAAAAGGAAAAAATAGAAAAGCTATTAGATGCTAGTAGTGTGCTGGATATGTCCTACGATAATCAAAAAGTTATTGTCAGAGAGTTAATAGACAAGGTGCAAGTCACATCTGACAAGGTGGTTATACGCTGGAAAATTTGATAAATTTGGTTACGCTGTTTTCAATAAGTGTAAAGGCTTTAACCTTATAGGTTTTTAATTTTT